TCGAATCCACGCGTTCTACACGCTGTGAGCCCACCTGTCACGCACACAGGATTTTACACAGCGAGTCTCCCCTGCAAGCGGTTCTTCAGCGTGAGTTGAACCGGGTCGAGACCCCGGGACGCTGTGGTTGCCTTGCTCAACCACCCTCTGCACCTGGCAACCGGGCGAGGACCCCGGTTGTCAACACTGCTTTTGGGTTGGGCGTGTGTGTGCCCGCCTTCAGTCCGTTCCTTCAGGCCCCCATCTCTCTTCCACCCCTGGTATCACCCGGTGCCAACCCGGGCTCCTCCAAGTCTGCGTCGAATCGCAGAGGAACTTGCCACCCCCCTTTGAAAGTGTCATATGGCATACAGACACCCGTACATAATGGGGCCACTTGGCAGCAGAGAGACTTAGAATGGGGCAGGAATCGCCCACGTCCAGCCAACGCGCTAAAGGGAGTCGATGTACGTCTCGATGACTCCTGGAGGCGCGTCTTCGTGATCGAAACCGGGCAGGGAGACACGGAGCCACGGTCCTTGCGCGACCCTGGCCTCCAACCGCTTCTCCAACGCCCGTTGCTCCTCTGGGGAAACCCCAAAGGCCCGTTCAAACGAAAGACGCGTCTCCTCCGAGACGCCCACTGCCTCCTCCGGTGCAGCGAACCAGGCTCCCTTGAATATGAGATCGGTGTGCGGATGCTCTCGCACACCTCCTGGTCCACCCCAAACAGCCTGGAGTGAGAGGGCCCACTGTTGAACAATGGGTTCCCCCCTAGCCAGGGAGAGCTCGCAGGCGGCGACACCGCGCACCCACTCTGGAACAAAGCGGGGCTCGGTGAGCCAACGGTGTGAGGATAGCGCGCCAGAAGGCACGGCACGCCAATCCCGAACCATTCGGTACCTCCCCGCCACAAAAACGGGTGCTGACCGACCAAAACGAACCTCCTCCACGACTGATGTCGGGCGCTCGAGTGTGAGCTCCTGACCCGAATCCTCCTTCACACGACCGTGCAGGCTTGACACCACCCGCTCCAGGTCGACGGCCCGCAGGAACAACAACGCATTGTCACCATCCACTAACACGTCAAACGGGATGTTGTACGTACGCAACACCCCCGTGACAGTGGCGATCATGACCAGGCTGTTACCCAACCCAGTGTTGTAGTCCCCGCTAGCCCTCGCCCCGGGGCGCGAAAACCTGGCCCCGCACGGCAGAGTGCCCTCCAGCACTTGCTGCCTGCGGAGCAACTCACGCAACCTCCCGTCGCCTGGGAAAGCTGCGTGGTACACGGCGTGTTCCAGAGCGATCTGGTCAGGCCCCACATGGGCCTCGAACGCCTTACCATCCACCTCCAGTACCCTGCAGTCGACCAAGTTCTTCATCTTCCTCACGATCAAACTTGCCCGCTGCACCGGATTGAGACCCTTCGCACACACCCTGCCAACGCCGCCACGACAGACCCAACGAGCCGTGAGTCTAGCCCAGACCCAGTGCTCGAAAGGCTTCAGCCGAGATGCCAACATCAAGTTGTACCTAGGTGATCTTGGATAAATCAACCTAGGCTTGACCCTCTTGATGGTGCAATTCACCTTCTCGGCCTTCAAGAACGGACGTAGATACCAGTCCTCCCTCCGGAGTGCACCGTCTCTACGTAACGAAAGTTCCGCCTCTTCGTAACGTCGGCCAAGTCTACCACTATAACTTTTGGCCGTCTGCAGGTAGCTCCAAGTTTCCCCGCCGTACAAACCTCCAAGCCGCTCGAGCTGCCTGAACGCAGAACGAGCCGCAGGGCCTACGGGTTTGAACACCTGGGGTGGTAAGGGAGCCAAAACTCGCGTCATAAGGGCGGCGAGTTCGTTGTGTGCGCAACAAGCATGGACGGAAGGGTACCAAAGACCTTCCAAGGCGTGACCGCCCATGCTGCGCATTGCCCTACGACCCCCACAGCACTGTTCAGTGCCCCAGTCAACCCGCGACGTATCCAGGGAATACTCACTCATGCCGAGGTCAGTAGCAAGCTGACCCCAACACAAGCCCGCGAAATCAACGGGCCCTCGTCAACCGAGGGAATGGGGGAAGGGCGGGGAGGAGATGCCCCGAGACACTTGAGACCTGGTTGTGATCTCAAGGGTACTAGCCTCCATGGCAAGACCCAACGAGCCAGTCACGGCTAAGTCCGAAAGGACTGGGTCCATACCACGAGACTTGCACCACTCCACAGCACGCGTGCGCAGCGCACCTAGGAGTGTCTCGTCGCGCTTCCGGCAAAGCGCGTAAAGGCGGAGCTTCGCGAGGAGATTCGGGAAGACGAGACAAGTGTCTCCCCGAATATCGAGAACCACGTAAAGCTCAACCTCGTCTGTGCCGACTTGATCCGGTCGTGCACATTCGCAGTCGCTCTTGACGCGTAGTCTGCACCTGCCGCAGGTGCCAAGACTTTTGGTCTCGCGTTGCTCTGTCA